TAAAGAGCCGGAAGAGTGAGACGTCGGTGGGATCGACCGGCCACGATGCCGGGGGTTGACCGACCAACACGTTCCAGCCCGGCCCTGTTGATCCGCCGGAGAACTGCTGGAAGTTGCCGAGCGTGATGGTGGCGCTCTGGCCCGCGTCGTCCTGCATGATCATCTGAATCAGGTTGACGTTGCCCTGCAGTGCCGAGTGAATCGCTGGATCGATCCAGACCACAACCTTGACGACCGGCCACTTGCCTGTGCCGCCCGAGATGTCCACGCCGCCGGAGCCGCCCGAGCTCGCGCGAAGGTCGTACCAGAGCTGCGAGGACGTGCCGGATACGACATTGACCTTGATCGAGTAGGGCTGCGTCTCGCCCGACTGAACCGTTCCGCTTCGGCAGTTGTCGTAATCACGCGAGGCCGGGCCGACGTTGACCGAGCAGCCGTCAGCGACGCGCGTCGCGGGTGAGGCGACGTTGTAGAAGTCGCACCCGAACGCCTGAGTGAGTCGATACCCGCCCTTGCGGATGCCCTTGGGGGTGAGACGACTACGAATCTGCATGGCGGGGGCCAGCCGGACGGGCGTGCTTGGGCTTTCAAGGATCTTGGCGATGCGGCATTCGGTGAGCGTGGCCCCGGCGTTGAACCTGAGAGCAGTAACGCGGTATTCCTTGAAGTAGGGGCAGATGACGCGGCTGGTTTCGTATGCGAATCCAACCAAGACGGGGGTTTCCGTGGAAGCATTTCGCTCTTCAATGCGGCAAATGCCGCCGAGCGGGAAGTCGAAGAGGATAGCAACGGTTGATTCGTTGATTGTGTTGGTTATCCAGCCGGACTGCGCATAGACAGACTGGTTGTGAAAGATACGGTATGGCGTCGTGGTCATCGGCTTGCTCCGAATGGTGGACGTTGTTTAGAAAACGGCGCGGAGCGGAACAAACCCCGCGCCGTGTGGTGCGCCCCCTGAGTGGGAGGCTTCGGACAAAACAACGGCTTCCGGGAAAGGAAGCCGTTGTGGAGAGAAGGAGGAAGAATTAGATGTAACCAGTCGGAAGCGCAATGGAGAAGTCGCCAAGGTTGGCCCACTTCACGAGAATCCAACCGTTCACAGTGATGACGGCGGACGCGCCGGGATCGCTGCTGGTTGCCATGTTGAAGAAGACGCTCTTGGCGGTTGCGGTCCCGTCAAGAAGCGTGGTTGGGCGAGTAACCGTCTTGCCGGAAAACGTGCCGACACTGGAGGCAATCGCCGTCGCGGTGGACGGGATCAAATCCTGCTCGGTCGATGCGAGGGTTCCGTCTGCGGCAGCCGTAACGCTGCCCACGGCGGATGTCAGGTTGGCGTCGGTTGCTGACGTGTACGCATACGTCAGTTTGGACACGCCGCCCGCCACGTCAATCAACCCCTTCGGGTAGTCGTACAACTTGGTCCCGACGCTTCCCGTGGAGCCGTTGTCTGTCACGGTGATTGCCACGTTCGTGAAGATAAACAGCGTCATCCGGTCGGGGCCAAAGCCGAATTCCTTGCAGGTGAGTCCAGCGACGGCGGCAAGGGTACCGACCGTGTTGGCGACAAATGGCCGATCGTCACGAGACGCCGGCGTTGCAACTGGAGGCATTGGAAAATCCTTTCTTGTGTGCGACCGTTTCGATTAGGTCGTGGTGACTTCGATCGAGCCGGCGCAGTACTGATGCATCTGGCCGAATCCGCCGAGGATTGCGGCTGAGCAGAACCACGACATGCGCTCGCCAACCCACTTCTTCTCGATGCGGATCGGGCCAACCTGACGGAAGCCCACGGGTGCCGAGCCCTGACGCACGCCCGCAACCGCGATCGCCACGGGCATGCCGTTGCCGGTTCCCGCGAGGGACTGAATCGAGAAGTTGCCGGTGTACTTCGCCGGCGTGTTGTTCGCTGACGTGATGTTGGTCTGCGGGATGCGCCCGTTAACCATCAGAATCTTGAATCCTGCCATCTCGCCGAGAACAGCCTTCTGCACGTTGTTGGCGCTTTGGTTCTGCGCGTAACGAACGTCGAAGATTCCAGTGTCCTTCTGCATCACGCGGTTGATTCGAGGCGTGATGTAGAGGATGCGACCCTCGCGAGGGATGTTGTCCTCGTCCATCAGCTTGCACAGGTCATCCGCATCGTCGCGGAATGCCGCCGCGCCCGTGGTGTCGCTTGTCGGGTAGGCCTGAGCTTCGGTGCCAGCAGTGTTGCGGAACACTCGGTTACCGCCGCTGTGGATCGTCAGACCGTTGGTTGATCCCTGCGAGTCGTAGACGCTGCCGCTGCGAGCCGCCTTCGCAAGCGTGATGAATCCACGCTTGTCGAGCTTGCGTCCAAGCGCCTCGCCCATGCCGATGACGTTCGGCTCGATGATCGGGAACCGGGACACCTCGACATGGTCAAAGCGGAACCAGTCGTGTGTGACGAGCGGCTCGTCTAGGGTGATGAAGTCCTCGCGGTTTCCGTACTGCTGGCCGACAAGCAGGTTGCCGGGCGTATAGACCTCGTCCGGCTCGGGGTTCGGAGCCTTCTGGACGAACGCGCCCTGGTATCCGTCCTTGTCGTTGGACTTCTTGATGCCGGGGTACTGCTGATCGAACAGGATGACGGATGACTGATAGGCCTCGACGACGGCAGGGTCGAAGACCGTGTCCATCGCAAGATCCCACTGCTGAGTGCTCGAATCGAGCACGGGGATTGCATTGACTTCTGGCATTTGGATTTCTCCGTGGTGAGCGCGATTTCAAAAACGCATTCAGCCGCGAAGTCCGTCCGCGAAGGTGTCGCCACTTGGGCGCGGGCCGATTGCTCGGGTGTCCGCACGTTGCGTGTCGGCTTGCTTAGAACTGCTGGGCTTGGTCGTCCCGTACTCGCGGCGCTCTCGCGCTGTGTGGCGGGTCAACCAGAAAACGCGCCGCCCGCGTTGGCGGATGGCGCGTGGGATTAGGCGGGGACAGTCTCGGGAGGGTTCTTGGTCTTTGGCGCGCGAACTCGACTGGGCTTGACGGTCTTCGGAGTCGCGGTCGCTGCGGCGAGTTGGGCCCTGAGCGAAGCAATTTCGTCAGCCGCTTCGGCCAACATCTTCGCGTCTGCGGTCGCGTACGGCTTCTTGGTGGTGGGTACCAGAGCAAGCCCTGCGGAGAACGCGTCTGGCTCGTTGTCCGACAATGTGCGGATGTATGTCTCGCCGCTCATTTTGTCGATGATTTCGCACAGCGATTGCGATTCCTTCTTGTCGCCGTGTCCCGTGTTGATCTGGCTGAGGCGGAAATGAACGCCGTGCTTGGCGAGAATCGCGTCTTGTTCTTTGGTTGGGTTCATAAGTGTTCCTTACTGGGTAAATGACATCATCTTCGCGTGCGGTGTTGCTTTGAGTTTTGCGGCAGCGTTCGAGTCGCCGTTGCGCGCAGCCTCACGGAGAGCCAGCCATTCCGCCTTGGTATCTGCGCCTCGGGGCGGTGTCGGCATCGAGCCTGTGACGGGCGTTCCTGACGAGCGAAGTCCCGTGCGCTCATCGCGCCAAGCCTTCAACTCCCGAATGGCCCCGTTCTGCGTGAGCGGGTTTTGCAAGCGACGGTTCACGTCGTCTTTCAGGTGCGCGGGGTATTCCTTCGCGTCCAGGAGAAGTTGGTCGAGTTGTTCCTTGCTGCCGCCAGCGATGCGCAGGTTCTCGGCAGCGACCTGCGCGTGGATCTCTTGCGCGCGCTCGGCGTTGATCTTCGCCGTTTCGTACCTGCTGCCAATGAACTCGTCGATAGCCGCCTTGTTGAGTTTCACGGCCTTGCCGGTGGCCGGGTCGGTGAACGAAATGTTGGCGAGTTTCTGATAGTCGGCGTCCTCCAGCGCCTGCTTCTGCGCCCACTTCGTGCCGAGCGCCATCGGGTCAAGCCCTGACGCCTTCACAAGATCGTCGATCGTCCCGACTTCCGAGACTTCGCCGACGGGCTTGCTGCCCATCACGCTCTTGTAGACCTTTGCGGCAGCGTCTCGGTTGGTGAACATGCCGTCCGCGCCGTACATCTTCGTCGGGTCAACGTCGATGCCGCGGAACTTCAAGCCCTCGGCGATGCCCTTGTCCGCTTCCTCGGGCGTCTTCCACTTGTCGTAGAGAAGCGGCGTGGGCTGGGCCTGCGGCGGTGCAACAACGGTTCCGGGCGCGGGTGCGACCACGGGTGCCGCATCTGCGGCAATTACGGGAGTCTCTGGCATTTTGTTCCTTCCTTACGCTGCCTGTGGAATCTGAGCGACCGCGCCGGCCTGAACCACGTTGCCTGCCACGTCGATCGCCTTGGAGGCCGCTTCCTGTTTGGCCTGCATGGCCGCTGCGGCTGCTGCCATCTGCTGCATCTGGGCGTCTGTACGAACGACACCCGGCTCGTCTACACGCTGCTGGCGTGCCGCAAACCGCATGAGAACGCCTTCGTCGATGCGGGCCATCGCGTTCGGCCCGAGCGAGTTTGCGAGTTGGACGAACCCAAGGTGAGACTCGAGCCGCTTCTTGCGTCCGAGTGCTTCAAGCCCGCTGGTCGAAACCACGCGAGCCCGGTCCATCGTCTTCTTGTCGAAGAGGCTGAGTTGAACCGCGATGTCCATTGCCGCGCGCAGGGTCGGAATCTGGTTCTCGTCCGCAATGCTCGCGTGAACGCCGCCGGTCAAGCCCTGCAACTGCTCGGCAACGATCTTCCACCCTGTCGAATGCCTGCCAGCCTCGCCCGTTGGGGCGCTTTCGGCCTCCATGAGCATCGACGTTCCAAGTTCCTTGCGAAGCCGCTCGATGCCTTCGATAACGACCTTGAAGTCGGCGAGTTTGTTGATGTTGATAAAACCAACGTCGCTCACCTGCCCGGCCTCAACGCGGGCATTCATGATCGCTTCGCCCGACGGCTTCTCAAGGTCGGAAGCGCGGATGCTCGAGCTCGCGTCGATCGCCGGGTGCAACTTGGACGCGGCCTTACACCAATCCTTGAAGTAGCCCCAGATGTCGTCGTAGGCGGAAAGGTCGCCAGCGCACAGTTCGATGAGCCCGCGCCCCATCTGTCCGCCCGCCTCCATCTCGAACTCGGTGCCGAACATGCGGGCGACGTTGTGGTCGCCTTCGTTGTACTGTTTGCCGTTGGCTTCCTGCCGCCACGCCCACTTCTTGGTGGCAGGCTGGTATTCGTAGATCAGGAAGGTATCGAACGGCTTGGGTTCCTCGCCGTCTACTGTGGCTGCGATGCCTACTGCCGCAAGTTGCTCGGGCGTCAGGTGCGACGGGAACATTTGTTCCTTCACCCCGTAGGCATACGCGAATCCGTATGGATCGCGGAAGGTCACGTACTGGTCGCGGTTGTACACGCGCAGGGCAAAGTCCGGCTTGCCGGTCTCGTCCGATCGCATGCCTAGAGATTCGAGCGTGCTGCCGGTGGCGACAAGCTGGGTAAGCGACCGCCGCTTGCTCGTCTGGAATCCCGCGCAGGTCTGCTGGCTGTTGACGCTCTGGCTCTCAAGCAACGCGATCAGTTTGACCTCTTCAATGAAGAGTGCGTCGCGCAGGCCCTGATAGTGAGCCGGGGGCATGGCCCATCGCTCGCGCGGGTCCACGTCCAACTCAAACCACATATCGTCGTAGAGCGCCGACCGCATCTTGCCAGCGACGTTGACGACTCCACGCCCGCCAAGAGACGTGTTCGGATTCGGGATCTTGTTGCCGGGGGTAAACCCTTCGTCGGTCATCAGGTACGGCAGCGACATTTTCGCGCACCAACGCGCGCGGTCGAGAACCTGACTCAAGGACCCGCGCTTGGCTTCGTAGCGGGCCTGAATTGTCTGTGCCATTGGTTACGTGGGAATCTGGAGGCCTGTGCCTACACCGCCGTCGTCAGGCAGTTCGATTGTGAGTTGTTCGCGCAGGCCGGTGCGGCGACGTGCCGCCGCCTCTGCCGTGGCCTTCGCCTGATCGGATTCGAGTTGTTCTTTGTAATCGGGAAGCGGGGCGATCGCCATTTGCTGCTGCTTCTTGACGCCCAAGATGCCGTCAATCAGTTCGCTTGCGATCGTCATTGGGGCCGCTCCCGCTGCGCCTTCGCCTCTCGCTCAAGGAAGGCCACCGCCTCATGGCGTCCGGCTTGGAATGCCAGCATCAGCGGCGCGTTCAATTCGTTCGGGTTGCTCACTACTGCCGGGCCGAACCCCTTGGACCGCATCCAGCGGGCCACTGATTCGAGCTGATCGGCAGTAAAAGGCGTGGGAGGTGTCGAAGACACACTCGTGGCGGGCGCGCCGGATGGAATCTTCATAGAGGTCGCGGGGGGTCAGGATGGAACTGGGCAGCACAAGCCCGCACGCCGCGAGATATTCGCGCACGCGAGTCAGGCAGTTGCGGTTGGGGATTCTGCCGCGGGAGAAGAAGTACGTGAGTCCGCCGGCAAGCGTGGTCTTCCGCCTGTCGCGGGGAAACTCGCGCGGGTCGATGGCCTTCGGGACCGGGATTTCGACGATCGTTTGCAGTGTCGGGTAGCCAGACAGGAACTCCTGCCAGTCGCGGAAGTGGTCGCCCGAGAAGGTCGGGTCGAACATGCCGCGCTGATCGCCGATGCAGACGTGGCTGATGTGGCAGCGCGTGAGCACGCGGGCCAACGTGGAGTCAAGCGACCACGGGTGGCCGGAGGAGAAGGCGAGCCATACTGTCTGGCAAGAATCATTACTGTTTGACAGTAATTGTTCACTAGAGGGGGAGCCTTGTTTGAACGATCGTTCATTTAGCATGTAAAGTATTGCGAGCCAAGCACTTCCGACGGGTCGTAACTGCCTGGTTCGGGCGGCGGAAGGAAGTCTATGTCAGGGTGTTGTTCGGTCCAATAGTTCCATATCCTATCTATATGCGATTCTGCGTGCAGTTCTGCGAACTTCTCGCGGGCGATCGCGGCCACTTCTTCGGCGTGGCAGGCGTGAGACCAGTGGCAGTCGTGGACGCCAAGGAACGGGATTCCCCGGCGCTTGCATTCGAGCGCGACCATTTGCAGGTGCGACGCATCGACTGAGTGGACGAAGTTTGCGGCAATGCCGTTCACCTGGCCCCCAACGCTGACCGGCATTGTCTCGTCGTCCATCCAGAGATTGACGCGATGGAACTGGGTTGTGATCTGGCTCAAACGCATCTTGCGGTAGCCCTGAACCACCGGAAGCCCGCTGGGGGCCTCCCACATCACGAGCCGGTTCGCCTTGGCGATCTTCGTGGCGCAGTCCACAAGCCAGTTCATAACCGCCGTCACGCGCGGGAACATTTCGCCCGTGATGCGCAGCGTCGCCTCGGCAACGATCTTCGCGCCGGCTCTCGCGTCGTCTCTTGTCCAGCCGAGTTTCTGCAATCGAAGGCGAACCTGCTTCCGCGCCCCGAAGTTCGTCACCTTGTACACTTTGGTCATGGTGTTCGGCTTCACCAACCAGCCGTCTTCTTTCGGAAGAGTGTCGATGAGCCGGGCGATCAGTTCGGCACCGCCCTTTCCGGGAATATCTTCGGCGACGCGGTTTGCCACTTCCCGGTACAGCGCGAAGGGCTCGTCGGAAGCGGTCAGGTTCACCATCGGCGCAGCGATCTCGTCTCGTGCCATGGCCGCGTAGTGCTGGAATCCGCTGGACGTGCAGTCGCGCTGAATCGGCAGTCGCGCCGCCGCCTCTTTGTTCACCATCGCCCGGCACGCGGCAAGGAATTGCAGCGGGTTGTCGGCGCGTGTCCACCAATCATCCCCGAGCGGGTTCTTGACGGCGCTGTAGATGTTTCGCATGTGCGACTTCACCCACTCAACGCGCTCGGCGTAACTCACCCGGTCGATGCCGAACATGTTGGCGCACTGAATGGCGACCTGATACAAGTCGCCTTCGCCCGAACGTGGGTCCGCCATCTCAATCAGCGACCGTTCTAGATCCCCACCGTGGTGGTGGAAGTAGAGCGGGATCGGATACCAACGTCCGCGCACACAGATGCGCCCCGGCATGTAAAGGCGTGGCTCTTTCCCGAAGGTCCGCGCCGTGTCCGTCACGTCCACCATGCCGCGAAACTTGCTCCGGTTCACCTTGTTCTTTCGGTGAATGCGGGAGCAGTCGCGTTTCCAGATGTCGAGGTCTTTCGGATCGGACGGCTTGGGAGGTCGCGCGAAGTCAGTCGAGAATGGCAAATTGGCAACACCGCCGCCCATTTCTTTGAGTTGGTCAACTACATGGAGCGCGAACCCGTTTGTTCGAATTGGGCTCGCGCCCTGGACTTGAATCGCATCGGTGACGTGCTTGAGTTTCGGAAGCCTTTCACTGATGATCGACCGCTGCTCCTTGGTGGACTTCGCCAGCAAACGCGACGGAATCTCGATGTATCCCCCCCGCATCACGTCGGCGTGTTCATATGGCGGAACAACCATTGGCGGATAAGACGGACGAATCGACGCGAGAGAAACAGTGTCGTAGGCGATCGCATTTCGGACGCGCTTGTCGAGCGACAACTTGCCGCGGGTCTTGTTCCCACCCCTTCGCAGTTCGTAGTGAAAGGCCAGTTCGAACGGGTCGCCCGGTCCGTTGCGAGAGCAGTTGCATTGCACAGCGAACGCGAGCATTCCGCCGATCGAGCAACACAACTTCCGGTCATAGATCGAGTTCTCATCGATCTTCTTCGCCAGCATGTTCACGTCAAGGGGGCTCGGCTTGCGGCGAATCCTTCCGAACTTCTGGAGCGGGCCATCGACTTTCTGCCTCCGTCCGTTGACGGTTTCCCACTTCTGCTCCTTCCGCCACTTGTCCATCTGCGCCTGTGCGACGACTGCGCGACCGATTGCCATAAACACCTTCGTGGTATTCACGCCGTCGGGGTTGGCAAGGCATAGGTTCAGCATCTCGCACATAGCGATTGCTGCGATCTTCGGTGGCGACACAAGGGCGAAGATCGGCATGGCCGAACGGATACCGGGGCCACCACCGCCGTACCGCTCGGTCTTCATCTTTTTCCGCGTCATGCGGATGTTGAGAATCATCCCCTTGGCCCAGTTCGCAAGCCAGCGTTGCGCGGGCACGTTGTTTGAGTGACGCCCTTTTTTTGCATCCTCGTCGAGTTTGGCAAAGAACCGCCGCCTCCCCTCCGCCGTCGCCCGTTTCTCAATCTCAATCTGCCGCGCCAGTTCCGTCCCTGTGAGTAGCGATTCCATTCGGCTGCTCCTGTGTTAGACCGACTGCGTTACGAGTTTGACCAATGCCGCGGCCTCGCTGCCGCCCTTCGGATTCAACTTCACGTCACAATCCCGTGCGAGCTTGACCAAGTAAGCCGTCGCAAACGTCTTGGACTCATGCCCAAACTCGGCAATGTCGCGGCGGAAGAGGGGGAAGGCTGAACGCGCCCAGCCTTCGGGGGTGAATCCGGGTTGGGATTTGGCGGTTCGGAGGTCGGCCCGCCACGAATCGCAGAGTTGATCCCAGCGGATGTCTTCCTCGGTGTACGGGCGGTTGTTGTACGCCTCGAGCTGTGCCTTTGCGTCGAGTTGCTGGACCGCGTGACGGGTGCCGGTTCCCTTGAGTCTCGAGAGCAGCCCCCCAAGGTCCGGGTCGTCCCCCTTTCGCTCGAGCCGGTGTTGACCGGCAGCGAGCCGGACCTGCTCGGCGCTGAACTTGGCGAACTGGGTTTCGCAGAGCCGGGCAAGGTCGGGAGTGACCTTCCAGCGGGGAAAGACTCCGGCGATGGCATCGAATCGTGCTGTCATGCCGCGCTCCCTTCCGTGAGCATCCGCCGCGTGCGTTCAACGTCGGACTCGAATCCGAGTCGTTGCTGCGGGGCTTTGGGCTGCTCGTGTGCCCTCGAGAGCCAGTTGCCGATGAAGCGTGCCCACTTTCGCTTCCCGGCCCTTGTGGGGTTCGCAATGAGCCATGCGTGGGCTTTGGCAAGTTCCGCCTCGAGGTTCACGGACGGGTATGCGAGTTCCCACGCCTTGCGTTGCTCGAGCGGGATTCCGGTGAACCCGGACTCGAGCGACCACGAGAGCGAGTCGCTGACCCCCCTTGGGGGTCGTCGCGCAGCGACGGGGGGGGTATTGGTTTTGGGAATACAGGACGGATAGGATGGATGGATGGACGCACCGTGCGCGGTCGTGACAGCGCACGGGATTGCATCGACCGCGCATCGACCTGCCATCGACGGCGCACGATCTTGCATCGACGTGTCATCGGTCTGGCGCTCTTCTTGCCGCTGCAGGCTTTCGCCGCCCTTGCAAGTCAACCAGCCGATTTCGGTCGATGAGAGAAGTGCGAGCGCTCGAGTCAGGATGTCGCGGGGGATGCGAAGGTGCTTTGAGATTCGGTCCACGGTCCACGGGCCGCGTTCGTCCTCGAGGGTGCCACGGACGGGGCACTTGGCGGCAAGCTGGACGAGAACCGAGAACACGCCGAACGCCTGCAGGCCGTCCGGTGTCTCGAGCAGCATCCCCAGCCCTTCGCTGTCGAGACGGACGGGCCAGCAGACGTACTTTGGTTCCTTCAACTCTCGAGAGCGGAAGTTCTCAAAGACCTTGCCCCAGTTTTTGATGGTGTAAACGGTCATGTGCATCCTTGCATGAATCTGTACTCACCAAATGTCTCTCGAGACGGCGTGATTTATTGGCGATGCGTGGTGGGAACAATTTGAGAATGGAAGTTGTCCACTATCACGCGGCCTTGTCCGCCGACACCTGCCGCTCGAAGATCCGTTCGGACACTCGGACGTAGGCGTCGGCGACGGAAACGAAATCGCCGTTCAGCCCGGAGAGAATCGCCTTGTCTTTGAGTTGTTTGCTCACTCGTTTGTACGCGGTGAAAACCGAAGAGTGGTTCGGCCTGTGGAGCCGGAGCGCGATTTCGGGGAAAGAGAGGCTGGTGAGTTCCCGCAAGAGAACGGTGATGAGTCCGCGAGCAAGGCAGACGCGGGTGTTCCGGTACTTGCCGATGAGCGTTGCGAGATCGACGCGAAGGTCCAAGCATGTTTCCTCGATGATGATGTTGACGGACGCCGGCCGTCCGTGTGGAAGCGCCGCCCGGATTTGAGCGTCGGTCATTCTGTTTCTCCAAAGATTTGTGCCATTCCGAACAG